TTATTCCGTTGAAAAGAGGTCTTGCTCTATCAACGTAAATTACTGTGGATCCAATGCCAACAGACTTGGTAATGTATGCATATGGGTGAATTTGTGGTTCATAAAGCTCTCTATCTTTAGAAACACGTTTTTCGTCAATAATTTTATCCTCGGTTTGTCTGCACCACATAACCCTTCTCTGTAAGGTTTCGTCTGCAGTGTTTCCTGGTCCAAAGTATGCAAACGTTTGAACTTGATCAGTTGAGTTTACATTAGTTACCGTTCTTGGATCTTCTTGTAAGAAAGAGAGTTGCGTTGGATTTGCATTGCGATCATATCCAAGAGTTAAAGTATCACCTTGCTTGACTGTTTCGATGACTTCTTTAAAGATGACATCAGTGTCATCACCAGTTCCCTTGTAGAATAGAATCTTACAACTATCACCTGGTTTTGGTGCTTCTGTAAATTTGATTACGCTGCCACCTGGGAATTCATAACCTTTACCTGGTTCTTGAAGAATATCATTAATGGTAACGATAAGAATTTTTTCAACATCAACCTTAGAACCTCTTGGTGCTCTAATTGAAATTTGAGATCCCGCAAGAGAGAGATTAAACGCCCTAGTAGATCCATCAAAAAGAACTGATGGATCATCAAGTGTTTGAAGAACACCAAGACTCCATCCAGTAAATTCATCAGAGAATACTTTCTGGACTGTTAATTCAAATTGTCTAAAATCACTATGTGATCCTGTCGTAGGAATTCCAGTAAGTCCGCCAGTTGGAATAGTAAGAACTTCGCCTGGCTTGTATCCAACACCTTTATTATTGATGCTGAAGTCAACGATACTAGAACCATTACCAACTACGATATCAACAGTTCCATTCAGTCCTGAGTTTGCTGCACCAACATAATTAAGTGGAATGTTGGTGTAGGAAAGTGGATCGTCAACAAATAGAGAGAGTGGTCTGTTAACTTTACCACATCTATTGTAGAAATGAGCACAAGTTGAAGTTCCTGTATTGACTACAAAAGAAGTAGGGCTAAGAACTGCTATGACAGAGGAACCATCAGATGCAAAATCATTTCCACTAGCAGACTTGTTTTTCTTTCTAGGTGCATTGATAATCGCGCCTTGTACTGTTCCTCCAGTCTTATAGAATGTTGGAACTGTAGATGGTCCAGTGTTAACAACGAACTGAGTTGAACTCAGAACTTCAAGAACAGGAACTCCACAATATGCGGGATCAGTTGTTCTTGGATAATAATGCGGATTAACAGCGTCATATTCACAGGTCATTCCAATACTAGTCAGAACAACACCTTTTCCTACCAACAAATTATGTGCTGTCGCAGTGGTAATGGTTGTGATTCCACTTACTGTGCTATAACCAACGTTGGATACGTTAACAGGTGGTGCATAAGTACAAGTGAATGCGATACCAGACAATTGAATTGCTTCTCCTGCACTTAATCCATGAGCAGTGGATGTAGTAACGGTTGTTATTCCTGTAATAGAACTATACCCAACATTACTGATTGATTTTGCGGGATAGAATCTTGCAGACGAATTGTTTGTTACAGAGATGGCAGTAGAAACATGCCCATTAATGATGGTTGCAAATCCAACATGATAAACTGAAGTTTCGACACCAACACTTGTAGAAGCAGCACTGATATTAACAAATCCGACTGGAGGATTGGAAACACTAATACGAGCCTGAGTTCCTGTAGGAATTCCGATAGTCGCTTTATCATCTATATGAAGTCTTACAAAAGTAGATGCAGATGATACAATTGTTCCGGAGACAAAGGTATCACCAATTCTTCCAAATTTTATTTCAGAATTAGAACCATTATTGATATGTGGGAGAATATCAAGAACTGCTTTGGTATTTGGAATGTATACTTCAGTGGATCCAATTCCTACAAATTCGTTTGTATTAACTAAGAACTCATACTTTTCAGCGGCTCTATATCCAGACCCAGTATTGCCAATTGCAACATCAGTAAGAACTCCAACATTAGTGACCTTAGCAGTTGCACCAGCAGAAACGAGAGGTTGATAACCAAATCCCTCTGTAGAACCCATAGAAAGAAGAACACCACCAACTGGTAATCCAGATGTGTTAGCATCAGTAGTTGTAGAAGATGCAGTTCCGGTGAATGCAATAGTAGTAATACCAGTATTTTCTCCAAGAGTGAAATCTCTAGTAAGTCCAGGACCTTGAAGAATATCATTAATTAAAATGATTGCATTTCCGGTAGAAATTCCAGAAATATCTGATGATCCAGCAGAAGTTAAAGTATATACTGAAGTATTACCATCAAACTTATTTGAAATACTATCAAAAAGATAATTCGTAGAATAAGTATCAGTGCTGATACCTTCAGCACCAGATCTCATAAACATTCTTCCTTGGAAAGAAGAACTTCCAGAGATACCTTCCCAATCTCTTTCGTCAGGTGGATTTGTTGTACTACCAATCGGGACTTGACCATATGGTGCTTCCGCGAAGTGAAGAATACTATCAGTAATGTTATAGTTTCCAACAACCTTAGTAATTGGATCACCAGTCGCTCCAAATCCAATTAGTGTTCCTAATTGGCCTCTCTTAACTCTAACTGAATTTGTACTTCCAACACCAACGGCAGTAATCTTCATAATTTCATCACCCATCTTAATAAGATCAGATCCAAAATATGATTGTATACCACTTAACTTGATAATATTATCAACAGTGGTGACATTGGTAGAAAGACCTGTTGTTTGTGAGGTTGCAACAATTGGAGATTGAATTAAATTATCAAGGGCAATAAGACATCTTGCATTTTGATTAGTTGCGCTAAATCTATGTGAAGTTCCAATTCCAACACTAGTGATATCCATGGCGACAGGAATCTTCTTCAGTGCATTTTCTGCAGTGGATGCCAGTTGAATTTTTTCATCATCAATTTTAATTGCAAATATATCAGTGTTGATTGGTAAGAATTCAGTATTACCAACTCCAGAAATATTAGTTAAACCAATACCAATAGAAGAAGTGATTCCGCCGTTTCTATCATATCTGATTTTTTCTCCAGAAACAAAGAAGTGGTTTGGAAGAGTAATTGTATTAGCACTAATACTAACAATGTTGGAATCATTTCCTAAGAAATACTTTTCAAATATTGGCGCAGATCTGTGCTCCAAAGTGAAAGTCTTCTTAACAGAATTTTCTGTTCCTTCATATCGTGCAAAATTACTAACAAACAAACCATTACCAAAGCTTCTTTGATCTTTAGCATCATCTTCAAGTCTTAACGCAGTCATATACGTTTTGACATCAACATCAATATTTGCTTCAGGAGTAAATGTTATGGAAACTCCGCCGCCAGAATTAATTCTTGCACCAAATGTTCCAAGACCACTTACATATGGCATAGTAGTATCAGTTTCTACGATACCAAAGTCCTGAACTTCTACATCTCCAGTACCGTTTTCATTACTATCGGTATCCATGAGAATAAGTTCTCTCATTTCATAGGTATTATTGGTTTTATCTGTGATTGATACCATGAAGTATGCGGAATCAAATACTGCATCATAATCACCAACAGTGGTTATCCCTGGAGTTCCAGAAGACGCAATTGAAGTTGATCTTCCCTCAAGAAGGGCATGTTTCATCTCATCAGTGCTAATTCCAGATATTCCATCAGTACCAAAACCAATTTTTAAAGTATTAGAAGTTAATGCAACACCTACACTTGGTATAAAATCAACTTTTAATGTATTACTATCAATATATGGATAGTAAGTTCCAAATCCTGGTCCAGTGAATGAAGTACTATTTTCATTTGATACTAATCTACCAAATTCAGTAACGCTAACTTCAGTATCGTCGTGAATGATATTCAATTCATCATATTGATGATCATTGCTATCTGGATCAGAAATGAGAGCCATGACCTTCATTGATCTGGTTGTTGCAGCAGTAGACACAACGGTTGTCCTAGATCCAGCACCTGCGGGAACAGCAACACTATTAGTGCGAATATCTACACCTCCATTTCCTAACACTATGGAGGTTCCGAGACCCACTACATTATCATCCAAGTGATATGCGAGACTTACAATTTGATAATCATTAACTGCAAAATTTATTGGGAAAAACTGCAGCGAACCTTGAGTTCCGGCAACCTTAAAGTCAAAGTCTGCAAGATCACCTACACTAACCATTCTTCCATATTGATTCATGAAAGAAATTTGTCCATCTTGAAGTAGAGACACAATTCCAAATTGTCTTTCACTCTGGAATCTTTCATCTTTAAAGTATACGAAATACTTTAAGAATCTGCTGGTGCTAACATTAAACTCATCAATCAGTTGAAATCTAGTTGCTCTAGGATTGCTATTGAATTGACCACTTACATCATCAAAGTCAACGGCTCTGTTTCCGAAAGATTCAAAGAAATCTGTTAAAATTCTACTTGCGAAAATAATTTCATCAGAGAAAACACTATTACCAATATTAAGAGAATTTTCTAAAGCAAGGTCAAAATCATAGAAACAGTTAAAGTCACCAATACTATAAAGATCATTAACAGAAGTGAAATATGAAAGTTGGGTAGATAATCCAACTTGCATCGAGTTGCCGATAACTTCCGAAAACTTTGCTGGTGTTTCTAACTGATAGTCAGAGAATTTTTTAAATCCAGCTGTATGATTTGTTGCACTTACGACATCATTCCAACTATCAAAATCAACTTTTGATCTGAGAGAATATGAGAAGTTTTGATAATAGAAACTATCTTGAACTCTCTGCATGTTAGCATTAAGGAATCCAGATTCAGTTTGAGAACCTTTAACTACTCTTGATGATGCATCAGTGTTAAGAATAGACTCATATACTACTACTTCATCAGCAACTCCCTGAGTTTTTGATGCAAGTCCTTCAATAAGTTCTCCTTTGACAAAATTCTTAGAACTTGATACTCTTAGTGTTCCAGTTTTTCTATCCCAACTTTCTACAATTCCAGATGCTGTGGAAGATTTAACTTCTTCCCCATTAAGAAATTCATTGTCCTTAAGATTAACATCAAAGATTGGAAAATGTCTTTCTGAGATAACTCTACCGGAAGAATTAAATTTATCAAATGCTCCGATAAATTCGCCTATGGATGAATCAAATAAACCATCCAAACTATAACTGAAAGTTGCTCCAACTCCACCCAAATTTTTATCTACAGCAATAACCGGGAATAACTTATATCCATGATCAGAAGAGTTATAACCTATACCAGTAGAACCAATACCAATACTGATATTTTCAATTAATACTTTATCTCCAACTTCAACAGGAAAATCATCAGATGCACTAAATCCAACAGACAATTCAGCCGTAACTTCTTTGGTTACTGTATTGAATCCAATCGTACTAATTCCACATCCATTAGTATTGAAAACTGGCAATATGGTTGGAACTGTGTTACTAATTCCCTTTGTGTTCTTAAGAACAGTTACTCGATCATCTCCAAGATCGTATTTGAGATCTACGTCTTTAATCTGTTCATTTGTTTTTCCATCGAAAACCAACAATCTAGGTGCAGAAGAATATCCTCTTCCGCCAGATGATATTCCAATAAAATCAAACGATTTTAATGATCTAATTTTGATGAGGTTTGGCAGTGTAATAGATGGTCTGAGAGTTCTATCTGATGGGAAGTCAAATCCAATATCTTTTATGTTTGTTTTGGTTATTCTCCCAATAGAATTACTTTCTGCTTCTAAAATAACACCTTTACCGTTAGTGGTAGAAACTGTGGTAATACCTGGTAATGATTGATATCCCTGACCACTATTGATAACTTCAACTCGTGCTACAGGACCATCTGTGTGAGTACAATCTGTTTCATAGTTAATTTCAGATAAACCAGCGGTACTGTAAGACGATTTTTCTGGAGTTGGTCCTACGGTAAAACTAAACGAATTGGGTTCTACACGAGAAATTTTATGTTTTCCGTTGTAGATACTGGGAGAAATGTTTATCGTATTATTTTCAAAAATTTCATTATCAGTGTTAATCTCAGTTTTTATTGCAGGAACTTCTCCAGACTCATATGTTGGATCAAGTCTATAATAAAGTTTTTCTGGTGTATTATCATTAACTACCAAAGTAACCTTAGCAATTCCATCAATACCAACAGTACCATCTCTAGTTACATCGTAATTTTTACCATCACTAATTTTTCCAACATACTTGTTAGTAAAGTTCTTATCATTATATAAATTAAATTCAAACGAAGGATAATTTGTAGATTGAACTTCGTGTGAAAGAGTAGGGCTCGTTAACGTAAATGTAACTGTAGAATCTTTATATACTTTTAGCGGAGGATTGATTGGATTAATTACTCCGCCGCCACCAGTGCTTGCAACTCCAACTGTATTTGGAATTTCTAAAGTAGCATCATTTAAGGTATTAGAAAATTTAAATGTATTTTTGTCAATTACGTAAAGATAGTAAATTGAATTATTTGTCAATCCCTCTGTAGGATTACTACCGTCTTCAGTGTAGACAACTTTTTGACCCTTAGTAAATCCATGGTTCTCTATTGTAACCACACCTGTCGAGGTATTAATTCCTGTAGAAGAGTATGATTTTGGATCTATAATCAATTTTCTATTAAAATCATTATATGAAATGTTAAAGGCAGATGTAATACCTGGATTAACATCCAATACTATATCATGACCAACATGAATGCCGTGAGATACACCTGTAGCTACAGTAACAGTGTTTTTGCTAATAGTTCCCTTAATTACACTATAATTTGTTTTGAGACTGTGATAAACACCTGTGCCTATTCCAAGGAATGCTAGAGTGGTTGCGGTCGATGAGCTACCAACAGGACCTTCAAATGTTCCTGTGCTTCCAAGACCAACTCTTGCGGTCGCTAAACCAATTAAATTGTTGGCAATTTTTGCTACAAATAAATTGGTTCCATCAGAAACAGTTGTTCCTATTCCGGCACCACCAACTTGTCCTGGGGTATGATTGTCTTCGACAACAATTCCATCTCCTCCATTGGCAGAGTAAGTTACTATATCACCAGTTTGAAGTCCATGATCTTTGATGAAAATAGTTTTAGTAGGTATTACAATAGATGTAGCTCCAGCTCCTGGATTTTCAAAGAAAATAGTGGTCCCAATACCAACTCCACCTGTGCTACCCAATCCAACGACTTCTACTGGGTTAAAATACAATTGTTTGTTTACTTTGTAATCAATATCAGTTTTAAATCCGGCAATAACACTTAACTTTCTTTGAGTTACCGTTGCTGCAGTGCCAACAGTATGAGCAACTCCAACGACACCATTTACAGATCTGATAACTCTAATTCTAGACAACCGATTATCTACGTTCAGAACTTTTACTTGCTCTGTCCCAATCTGAAGAATGTCATTTTCTCTAATATCTGGATAATTAAGATTACCAGTTAAATTAAAGTAAGTAACAAATCCGGTGTAAGAAACGGTTCCAATTCCATTAGTCGAAATACCTGTGCCAGCAACCTTGTATACATTTGTACCAATACCAGCGGCATAGATTCCCTCAAGATCTGATGCCGTTGTTGTTATACCACTTATTGATATTGTATCAACATTTGAAAGATTATGAGGATTATCAGAAAATAGTAAATATCTTCCCTTTCCATTAGGATAAAATTCTACATTTTCAATAGAGCTAGTAGCAACACTTACACTATCAACTGGTTTTCCTAAGACGTGTGAGACCCTTGCAGAAACGCCTCCACCGCCTGTATCTGACTCGTTGAATACAACTGGGTCACCTACCTTGTAATTGTTCCCTCCGGTTACAATACCAACTCTAGTGATTCCACCCCTTGCGGCATTTTTAACCTCAATCTTTTGAGTTAAGTTTGCAGGTAATGAAAGATATCTATATTGAATATCTCTGTCATCAAAGAAGTTATATGGATTAGTATTTTTTATGTAATCAGTCGTATTGATTCTAAAATCATCTTGATTTGATACTTTTTGGAAATTAAACTCCTCTGGTTTTGCGTGGAAATTATCTCCAACCAAGTATGGGAATTTTGGTCTTCTAAAATTAGTAAATGGAGATTGTGTATCAGCATCATCAGACGCTATTGTAGCAAAATATGCATATGTTCCATTTGGAAAATCTGGAGTTACGCAATGTCTTCCATTATTTTCATCAAGGACAGATTCACTAGTTTTGTTTTCATAAACAAAATCATTAATAAAGAAACCAGATGGCCATGTTGTTAATGGGGGTCTCTGTGGTGCATCTGATTTCTCAACATATCCAGTCTTCATGATAGTGACAGCACCACCAGATCTCGTTGAATAACCATATGGACCATAAATTGGATGTCCATCATATGCCCATCCAATGATTGGAGAATGATTTTCTGCGATTGCTTCTTGTTTTGTATTAACGTTTATTTGTAAATCAGCATCTCCATGAAGTGTATTGCCATTACCATCAACAGCATAAGATAATTGTCTTAACTTTCTTGGAGCGTATAAGTGAGAGTATTGTAATCCAAAATCTTCATTAGTTCCAACATCGATAACTCCATCATCATCGCTAAGTGAATAAAGATATTTTTGAAAAAGGTTAACCCTCCATGTCTGTAATTTTGCCTTTAATACTTCACCGTCTCCTGGATGAATTACATTAACAGTTGTTGTACTTTGTTCATACCCTGCTCCAGATTCAAGAACCTTAACTTCTATCAAAGTTCCATTACTTAACACTGGAGTTATAACTGCACCAAGTCCTTCTCCTTCAATTACTAGATCTGGGGGTGAAACATACTGTCTACCAGGATTTAATACAAGAACTTCTTCTATTCTTCCTTGGTTTATAATCGCTTGACATTGTGCTGCTTCACCAGGAACAGCAATAACTAAAGGTGATCTATCTAAATTCAGAACTTCAGATGCACCATAACCAACTCCATTATTTGATAAATTAACTGATGTAATTTCCCCTCTAAAAATTGGTTGAAGTTCAGCTTGGAAAGTTTCTAGGCCGATCGAGGAGATACCAATCTGTCCAGTGATAGAAACTGAAATTTCTGGATAATTGAACGAGTGTGTTCCAGCACCAATTGATGTTAAATTGATAAATTGATTAGTTTCATAAAAATATCTTTTTGTTGATGTTGTAAGTCCAACATTAGTTAATCTAAACTTATCATCATTTAATTTAATAACATAATATTGACTACCATCAGTTAATCCACTGATAGGAGAAGATCCTGCGATATATTTTACTATCTCTCCAGACTTATAATCGTGGTTTTTAATCTCGATACAGTTAAGAGATGTGCTTACACCAGTTACTCCACAAGATCTTTTTTTATTTTGATATCCTTCGCCACTACTAATAACCGAAATTGATTCAACAACTGATTTTTTGTTTACTGTTTGAAAACTATGCAATCCATTACCAAAATCTGTCAATACTACAGTATTAATACCAGCAATAACATCATCAAGAGTATTGTGGAGTGTTATCGTTGTATTATTAGTAGTTCTTGCAAAATACTTTGCATCTGTCGATAATCCAGCAATACCAGATTGTCCATTAGTTTTATAAATGACATGTTCACCATTTCTAAATTTATGATAAGTTGAGAAACCAATAGTAGATGTAGCATTACCAGTGCTAACACCTGCGGAGGACATTTCAGCAAAAAATGAAACTGAATAATCGATCAACTTCATATTTGCTTGAGCCGATGCTCCATCTCCATTACCACCAATAATAGTGATAATAGGATTCTCAACATAGTCGAATCCAGGATCTAAAACTCTAATAGATTCTAGAGAACCAGAAACTGCAATGTTTCCAGTAGCACCTGTTCCTACACCATCACTAATAAGCAGTTGTGGAGGATCAATGATATCAAAATTTTCTCCAGGAGCAAGAACTTCAATATCATCAATCTGACCATAATAAACAACATCAGGTGCTTTATAGTTTAAGATTTCAACACCATTGACTAGAATTCCATTATATCCAGGTTTGGTTTTTGTTAATTCGCCAGTATGCTGAGCATTTTTCGGAATTTGTCTTAAAAGTTTTTGTGAAGTTAAAGACTTACCTTGAAAGTTAAATGGTCTTAATACATTGTCAGTTACTGTGACTTGACTCTCAACAGATACGAATTTGTTATTATAAACGTCATTTTTACTCTTTGCTAATTTAATACTTGTGTCAGACAATCTCTTAACATAATACATACCATCTGGGAAATTAGCACCTAAAGATTCATTTCTAACTTCTCTTACATCAAGTTGCCCTCGATCATTGAAAAATCCTTCTGTTCCAACTCCTGCAGAATAATAAACTGCATCCCCAGAATAAAAATTATGTTTTGATCCAGGAGTTATTGCTAATTCTTCCCCTAAGAATGTTCCAGAAAAAGTTACAGATCTATCAGAAGCGTTAAGTCTTGAACCAAAATATGATGGTATGGATGAAGAAGCTACAAGAAAATCTTCAGATCTGTCAAAAACACCCTGAACATTTGCTTGGTATGTTGAGGCTGAAATAAAGTTAGCAGCATCACCACTCAATACATTTCTTTTGACAGAATATGTTTTATTAATATCTAAAGCGCCAGATCCTTTTATTGAAACTGATTTTTCGGAGTTAATTCTATATACCACTCCTCCTGTTTTAGAAATTCCTTTTAATTCTTTTACATCAATTTTATCATTCTCTCTAAAGAAATGTTTTTTATTTAAAACTAAATCATAACTGTTATCGGAGGAATCTATTAATGTGATAGAATTAATTAAGTATTCCGAAGCATAGTTATAAAACCAATTGTTAAAAACTGGTGTATCGAAATCATTACCTAAGGTTTTAATTTGTGCAATATCTCCGTCTTGGAAATTTTTTGTATCTGCTGGATATACAAAATCACTCAGAACTGCATTGATTCTTACCTTGATTGTTTCATCTGGATTCTTAAAAGATCTTCCATAAGCAAAGGTGTTAATGCCAATAGTTTCACCATCGGGAATTATTCCAGTAACATTACTACACCCAAAAAATTGAGTGAAGTTTTTTGATGTATATGAAACAATTCCGGTTGTAGTATCATTATATGTTACTGATAACTCTCCCGTTGTTCCAAATCCAACAGTAGAATCAACATAAAGAATACTAGCACCAGATCCTACTTGACCAATTAGTCTTGTTTTGGGATGAATTCCAAAAGATCCACGAATAGCACCCTGAACTTCAACGTCCCTATCATATCCCCCATCAAGACTTAACTTATAAAAACTTTTTGCTGTTCCTACCTGAAATACTTGAAGTTTTTCTACAGAAGTAATAGGTGCATACGCCTTTACAAGTCCAGCATCTGGATAGTTCTCTTGAAAAAGAGTAGCTTGGTCTAAATCAAGGGGATCACCCTCTACAGATTCCACAACCAAATCATTTGTAACTCTAAAATCAGAGTTTGATGGAGTGAATAAAAAATCTCTTGGTTTAACTACAGTTACGTCTTCATTGTATAAAGCTCTAAACAAAATCTCAAAAGATCTATCTGTTCCTCTGCTCAGATAGAAATCTTTAGACTGTTTTACAAATACATTTTGATTCAGATCCTCGGAAAGAGGTCTTTCATCAAGAAGAGGTAAAAACTGATGTTTTGTTTTTGCTAAAAATTCTTTTAGGAATAGATTGTTTAAATTTACAATCTTAGACCCTTGTTTATGAGTCGCTATACTTGAATTTGAAAATACTAAATTTTCTGGATTTGCTTCTTGCTTATATGAAGTAATTCCAGAAAAACCTCTAATACAACCAGTAAAACTACTATCAGTTTTTCCAGTATAAGTTATAATTTCATCATCGATTTGAAGTAATCCATAAGAATCCGGAAATCCATCTGTTCCTGATGGGCTATTTGAAAAATCAATTGGTATAGTGGTGTCAAGTTCGGATATATCTATCGATAACGTGGTTGATTCAATTAAATTAGTTGTCTCATTAAGTTTAATGTAACGATCAATATTTTCAATCAGATCAATCGGAGCACCTTTGAATTCTAAGGATTGATAATATGATTTTAAAAACTCAGAAATAAGTGGGAACTCATCTCTCACATAAGAGGGGAGTTGGTTCTGAACGATGTTATTAAACTGAACTCTTTTTTCTGACATTTTTTATGATACTATTAATAACCTGATGAGTAACCGCCGCCGCCACCGCCGGACGGAGTAGAACCTCCACCTGAGGATGGAGTAGATGTAGATGTAGATGTAGATGTAGATGTCGTGGATTGTGTTCCAGACCCTGTAGATGTACCACCGGATATGGTGGCAAGAGTTGTATTTCCAGTTGCTGTGGTGGTAGTAGTTGTTGTAGAGACTGGAACGCTACCTCTACCACCAGGACGTACTAGAACGCCATTTGCATAACTCGAAGATACAATGTAGTTAGACGCTGAAGGATCGACGCCAGAAGCAATTTCATCCGTCACTGTCTCAAAATTACTGTTTGTAATATCCAGTTGCAAATAGAGATCTTGTAATCCAACTACATCATTAGAAACAGGAGAACCAGAGATTTCAATAATTGTTTGTCCAGTTTTTGTTTTACCGGATAAAACATTTATTGGATTCAATGTTAATACACCTCTCTTATAATCAATTGTTCCAACATTCCTTCTTATGATAGTAGGACTTGATGAATTTATAGATGGAACAGAGAATAAGAATAATTCACCCGTCTCTCTATTTGAGTTAGGTATATCTGAAATGTAAACGTCAGTGTTAATACCATCAACTCTAAAAGCAGAAGTTTTGATATTGTAGCCGCTCATTCTCTTAATATAGAA